TCTCCGGCGGTCATTTCAGCGGCGCCCCTTGGGGGTCACCCCCCTGGGGTGGGGGTGCCTTCGGGGGCGGTCAGCGGCGGTGGCCTCGGTGCTTGGTGGCCTTGCCGCCGGCCCTGCGGTTGCAGGCTGCGTGTTCGGGGCCGGTCCATGTGGTGCGGTCGTCTGTGTGGCCGAGGTCCCATGGTGTGCCGGCGAGGATGGGCTTGCCGCATCGTGCGCAGCGGACGGCACCTGTTGCGACCTGGGGTGCCCACTGCTTGCGGAGTGCGTCGTGCGTGGCGTCGTAGCCGCGCTGTGTCCTGCTGCCTCGTGTCTGCTCGTGTTGTGTGGCGTGGGTGGGGCAGCGGCGTTGGCCTGGGGGTAGTAGCTCGGGGCAGCCTGCTGTTGGGCAGGGCTTACGTGGTGCGTGCGGCATGGCTCGTCGTGGGTTGTGCGTGCTTGCCTAGCCACAGGCCAGGCATGAACAGCAGGTAGCCGATGGTGTCCATTGGTGTTGCCTCCTCTGTGGTGGGGAGCGTGCGCCCGCAGGATGGGCGTGGCAGGTAAGTGTTGCCCGTCCTTCGTTGGGTTAGCGCCTGACGTTGACGGGCGCACGCTTGGTCCCTCGTCTCCCGACGATGTCCACCTCTACAGGTGGGACCGTGTTGGTCCCGTGGGCTGACAGGGAATCGAACCCTGATGTGGCAGGTGGTTACCTGCATAATCCGTTCAGCCCTAGGCCGCTGTGCCCCTTCTCGGATAGGGCACCCGTTCCGGTCTGCGTGGATACCGGCAGCATTAGCAGCGGCTGTTCCCTGGCTTCCGTGTTCCGGTCGGTCAGGTACGCGTGAAGTACAGCAACCCTCGATCTGCTGGGGGATGATCGAGGGTTGCTGCTGCCTGCCGCTCATGTTCGGCAGGCTATTCAGTTGTGTGGTCGGGCCCTGATTTTGGCAAGGCTCGGCGTGCTTCTAAGTGTACACCTGTGGATAACTGGATATGTCGTGTGACTAACCTGCGTGTCGCATTGGCTTACTGGAGTGGTCGATCTGTTTGGCTAGCCATTCCCATTCGTGCTGTGGCCAGATGGGCAGGTTGCGGTGCCAGCTTCCGCAGCCTGCCTGGTCTGGTTCGCAGACGCCGGACTCGCAGCGGATGACGGGCTGGGTGCTGTGCTCGGGCCCGATGGTGCGGACGTACAGGGTGCGTTGGTTGCACCATGGGCAGTCTGCCTTGAGGAGCTGGCCGTCGCTGATCTCGCTGAAGTGGTGGGCGAGGCTGGCCCGGAGCTTGGATGCCTCCTCGTCGATGTCCATGACGATGTCGGGGTCGGTGTCGTCGAGGTGGTTGCGGATGTAGTTGATGAGCAGGAGCGGGTCGTCGTAGCGGTGGGTTGCGGTGCGGATGAGCATGGCGTGGTGGCCGAGGTGGGTGGCGACGCGGCGCGCGAGCTTGGCCATGGTCTTGGTCAGGTCGATGGCCTTGTCGAGGGTGTCGAGGTGGATGGGTGCCGGTGACTCGCCGAGGGTGAAGGCGCCGCGTTCCAGTTTCTCGATGCGGGCCTCGGCGTCGAGCCGGGACCGTTGCTCCTCGGTGAGGGTGGGTTCGCGCCAGGGGCGGGCTGTGCCGCGGTGGAGGGCGGCGCGGAGGTCTGACCAGCGGGCGTAGATCCAGTCGAGGTTCTCTTCAACGGTGATCATCAGCGGCTCCGTTCCGTGTGGGCCAGCTGGCAAGCGCAGCCGTCCTTGGTCGCGATGCCAGGATCGGGGCCGTCATACTCCCAGCCGGCGATGCATCCAACCTCGAAGTTATGCTCGTCCCACGTGTGGCCACAGGGGCAGGAGTCGTTCCAGAGCTCGTCCATCAGCGGCTCACCTTCGTCCCGCAGAGTGCGCAGTAGCCGGCCTTGATCATTCCGTGGTGCCTGTCCCTGGCGCACTGCCTGCGGTGGCTGCGGCTGGTCTGTGGTGGTGGCCATACGGACCATTCCTCCGGGCGTTCTGTCTCTGAGTTTTCGCTCACGCTGCTTGCTCCTTGGTGGTTTCGTAGTGGTCTCGGGTGCCGGTGAGGAGTGCGACGAGTTCGCCGAGGGTGAGGGTGACCCACTGGTCCTCGGGCCGGCCTTTGCCGACGCGTTTGTGGACGATGATCCCGGCCAGGGCGTCGTCGTTCCCTCGCTCTACTTCGGCTTCGGTGGCCCAGCCGCCGAGGGCGATCTTGGAGGTGTTCTTGCATTCGATGACTACGCGGTGGCCCATGTGGCGGAGGCCTGCGATGTCGCCGCGGTCTTTGGTGCCGTTCTTGACGCGCCGGTCGATGCGGTCGTCGACATGGGTGGCGAGGTAGTCGGCGACGAGGCGTTCGAAGCTGGATCCGGCTTTCTTGGCGGTTGCCCTGGTGCGGCTCACTTGGCGGCTCCGTTCCAGGTTGCGGTGATCGTAATGGAGAAGTGGCCGGCCTCGCGCGGATCACGAGGGTCACCGCGCTCAACGTCGACTCGTACGGTTGCTTCGGCCGGAACGTCTGCGAGGAAGCCTTGGAGATCTTGAGCCTCGATTTCGCGGTTGAAGGTCATTGAGACCGTGGAGCGGATGCGGGGCTTAGAAGTCTGGTTCATGGTTGGTGGTCTCCTTGGTTGCTGGTCGTGGGATGAAGCCTGGGAAGCGTGCGCCGCACAGGTGGGCGGGGATGATGATTTTGCCGTGGTGGTTGGGTGGTCGTGGGCCGTACTTGTGGGCGGCGTCGCGGTCGCTGAGTTCGTAGCTGGTGCCGCGGGGCTTGAGGGCGAAGGTGGGCCGGCCGGTGATGATGCACGCGAGCTCCTGCTGCTCGGAGAGCGGTGTGGGGTCTGCGGTGACCATGCCGGCGCAGAGGTCTGCGTCCATGCCGTGGAGGGTGAGCTGGTCGCAGCCTGGGCAGCGCTGCCAGCGGGCGGCGCGGAATCCGCCGGTCTTTGCTTCGAGGAGCTGTTTGAGCCACTCGTCCTGCCCTGGCTTCTTGGCCTGCTTGGGTGCTTTGAAGAGTGCCGGCTGGTGGGTCATTTTCGGACCCCCGCCAGGGCGAGTGACGTTAGGGACACAACTTTTGATAAGTCCAACCGTGGGTGCGTGCGCCCGCAGTGGAGCTGATAAGTCTGAAGTCGTGTCTTAATGTCACTGGTAAGCCTGCTGATGACATTAGGGACATAACTTTCGTCGCTTGCCCTACGCGTGCGCGCACGTAGGCTATCCGACGAAAGTTGTGTCCCTAATGTCACTCCCCCGGAATGGCGCGGCGAATTTGATGTCACTAACCGGGGCGTGGCACCTCCAGCAAGTGACACTAGTTGCGTATTATCTGCAACATGACTAACTTGCATTGCCCCAACTGTGACCACCTGATCGGCTCCCTGAAGCCAGCTGAAATGCCCCAGGACCGGACGGCGCGTGACGCCGCAACGTGGGCGCTGGCAGTCGGCTGGGAGGGCTGGCAGACGTCGGGAGCGATCTACGCCGAGTACTGCGACTGGGCAGCCGACAGGGGCCTGGAGATCCCGACGCAGCGCATGCTGACCACAGCCCTCGTGGCGGCCGGTGCGCGCTGGAAGGCGTCCAATAAGGGCCGCGTGTACGCCAAGGGCAGCTGACGTCATTACCAGCCTCCTCGGTCGCCGTCGTGGTCGTCCTGTTCGGTCTGTGCGGAGAGCAGGGTGATACCGCCATACCTTCTGGCGCCGCCGGTTCCCCTGGGCGCCTGGGCGCCTGTTAGGACGCCGTGTCGTCTGATCTGGGACTGGAAGGCGCGGCCCCTGAGGGCGGTTTCGCCGTTGTCGAGGCACCAGCGTTCGTAGGCGGCCCGGATGGCTGAGACGTCGGTAGCGAGGTGCGCCGCAGCGGTTCCTGGGTGGAGTGTGCATTCCTCCTCGATGAACCTGCCGACGGTGTCTACGGAGTGGGCGTAGTCCTCGGTGGCGGCCTTGACGCCGGCTGGTTCCTGCAGGCCCTTGGCGGCGTACTCGGCCGCTCCCCGGGCTATCCATGCCAGCACGGCGGGGCCGTGGTCGCGGGCGAGGATCCCTTGCAGGTCCTCGATCATCTGTGAATCCGGAACCGTGTGAGTGAACGGAATCAGCCGCAATCGTCTCCAGAAGGAGTGGCCGCCGGATTCGACGGCTGGCTGGTGGTTGCCCATGAGCCAGAGCTGGTGGGTGGGTTTGAACGTGAAGTCGTCCTGGCGCATGAACCGGGCCGTGAGGGTGTCGCCGCCGGCGAGGGCTTTGACCTTCGCTTCGTCGAACTTGTCGTCCTCGTTGACTTCCGAGCAGATCACCATGCGCTGGCCTGCCAGGCGTGCGATCTCGGTGGTGTGGGGTGCGTAGTTGGAGGCCATGAGGAAGCCGTTGGGGCTGGTGGTGGCGTAGTCGCCGAGGACGCCTTTGATGGCTTCGAGGAACACGCCTTTGCCGTTGCCGCCGCCGCCGTAGGCGAAGGGCAGCAGGTGTTCCCGGACCTCGCCGATGGCCGAGTATCCGACGAGGCGTTGCATGTAGGCGATGAGTCCTTCGCCTTCGGGGAAGGTCTGGTTCAGGAAGGTTTGCCAGAGGGTGGTGTCGGCGTCGAAGTCGGGGGCGCAGGCGGTGATGCGGGTGTGGAGTTTGGTCGGGTCTGGTGGGGTGAGTTGGCCGGTGCGGAGGTCGATGATGCCGCCGGGGGTGTTGAGTTCCCAGGGGTGGGCGTCGAGCTGGTCCATGGTGACGGTGATGCGCGGGTCGGTTTGGGCTTGGATGAGCATGTCGGAGGTGCCTTTGGCGGACAGGGCGCGGCGTTTGTGGTTCTGCGCCTCGGTGCCGGAGTCGGGGAGGGCGCGGGCGATGGCCTTGGCGTATTCGCGGGCCGCTCCCCCGGTGCCGTGCTGCCATTCCCAGACGTTGCCGTTCCAGGCGAGCCAGCGGCCGCGTTCGGAGCAGTAGCGGAGCCGGTCACCGTACTGGTCGATGAGCGCCTGGGCGTTGCCGTCGTCGGAGCGCTGCAGGGTGACGGACGGTGCGCGGTGGTCGTCGATGTCGTGGACTGTGGCGAGCGCAGCGGTTCCAGCCGTCGCCGTAGGAGTAGTAGGAGTATTACTACTCGCAGTACTGGCTGGGGCGGCAGGTGCCGATGCTGGGACGGAATGGAGCTTGCCCGGCAGCGGGACACGGACGGGCCGCTGCGGCTCGGAGCCGTGGCCCTTCTTGCGGAGCTCGGACGCGGCGGCGGCGTGGTCACCCCGGTGGTGCAGGAGCGCGTAGGCGCCGAACTTGGTGTAGGGCACCTCCTGTTCGAACTCCGTTGACGAGGTGAAGACGTAGAGGCGGTCGCGGTCTTCGGCGTTGCCGGTGGTGGCTGACATGCCGATCGTCTTGCCGGGGCGGCGCCAGTAGGTGGTACGGCCGGAGGTGAACAGCTTGGTCCACCCGGCGGGCTGCAGGATGTCCGACCAGGTGGTCTTGTTCTCGAAGTCGTCCCCGGGGGTGGTTCCCTCGAGCGGATCCCGCTGGGGGGTGGTGACCGAGAAGGCCTGCTGAGTGACCTCGGGCGTGTACTCATTCAACGTTCCGAGGAGGGCGTGGAAGGCTTCTCGCTCGTCCGGGGTGATGGTGGGGATGGTGGACGGGCCGCCAGCCACGCGGACCCAGGGCTTCCCGGACGGGTGCACGGTCCCGGCCGAGGGGGCAACGATGACATAGCCACCCTGCGCCCTAGTCTCGGCGACGGTTTCCTTGTTGGCGGCTTTGGCGATCTTCGTGTTGCCGGGGAACTTGAACCCTTCCGGGTAGGAGATCTTGTAGAACCAGTGCCAGCCGCCGGAGGGCGACTGTTCCAGCCAGCCGGCGCAGAGGCGGGCCCAGAGATCGCCGAGGCCGGTGTCGGTAGCGAGTTGGGCGATTTCGGGGAGCCGGTCGGCGCCGCGGCCTTCGACCTCGGTGAGTTCCAGGTTGCCGGAGATGGTGCCGGTTACGACGCCGATGCCGAGGCTTCCCTGGGCGAACCATTCGTGGAGTTTGGTGGTGGATGCGCGGAGGGTCTGGTATTCCTTCCAGCCGCCGTCTGGGCGTTTGGTGCCGTCGGTCATGACGGGGACGACGGAGAGGCCGGCGGCGGCGAGTTCCTTGGCGGCTTCGAGGGTGCTCAACGGGCGGTGTCCTTACGGGTGTGGTGGTTGTTCTGGGTTTGTGCAGGCGCATCGTTGGGCTGCTCCGTCGTCGGTGTAGACGATGCCGCCGCAGCGCGGCCACTCATGCTCGCTTTTGCCGTGATGGTGGCCGCACCCGGGGCAGCGCCTCACTCGGTTTTCCGTTGGAGACCGGAGCGTTCAGGGATCCTCGCGTTGCAGTTCGGGTGGAGGTCGGACGCTCCGATCAGTTCGGCACCTTCCTCTGCGTCGTTGGCGAAGCAGTCGAGCTTGTCCAGGACGGCCTGGGCTTCCTTGATGGCTTCGCGGAGCTCGTCGGCGGCGATGCCGGCCATGTCCCGGAGCCGGTACATGACGTCGATGATGTCGCTCATGCTGTTGCCTCGATTGCGTTGGTGATGATCTGGATGGTTTGGGTGGCGGCCGCCGCGCGGCCTGCCTCTGCTTCGAGGGCAGCTGCTTCGCGGGCGCGGAGGGTGTCGTAGTCCATGTGGATCGAGCGGCTCATGAGCGGGCCTCGGGTTCATGCAGGACGATGCCCGGGAGGTACTTAGCCATTCGGGTGTCACTCATAGGCGCCGTTTCGTAGCTGCACCAGACGCCGGCGCGTTTTTCCGCGACGTCACCCGAGAAGTCACGGATCACGGACTCATCGGGCAGTGCTTCCAGTTCGGCGAGGGTGGTGATGGTGTAGGGCTTCCGGTAGCCGGCGGCGAGGATCGCGTCGGCGGCGCGAGGCGCGGTCTTGCCCAGGATCAGCGTGGTTAGTTCGTCGCGGGTACTCATGAGTTTGCTCATGCTGTTGCCTCCAGGGCTGTGGTGATGAGGTGTTTGGCGAACGCGGCCCGGACCTTGTCGTCGGTGGCTACGTACTCGGGGTTGTTGGGCTGGTAGTAGGTTTCGACTTGCCATGTGCAGCCGGTGCAGGCGTGGACCATGAGGTCGCCGTCCGGGTAGCTGTACAGGGCGTGGGAGTGGACGTGGTCCGGGACGGCGGTCAGTGGAACGTCCGTTTCCCAGCCCCTCCCGCAGCGGCAGCCGGTGAGGAACTTGCGGATGTTCCCGGTGCTGATCGGCCGACTCATCGCGTTGCCTGGTAGCAGGACTGGCAGAGGCCGGCCCGCTGCCGCAGCACGGTGCCGGGGTGATCGGCGGCCTTGGATCCGGCCGGGCGCATCGGGCGCTGGCACTTGCCGCAGGCGCCAGCGTCGGCGGTGACAGGCGTGGGGCGCGGAGCTGGTGGCGTTATCGCTGCGACCAGCTCGGGGGTGAGCCGCGGCGTCCGGTCTGGCTGGGCCGCTGGCGCCGAGTCCTTCCCGGGCATGGGGTCGACCTTGACGCCGAGCTTGATCTGCGCGGCGCGGCGTGCCCAGGGGATGCTGGCATAGGTGGCGTTGACGCGTTTGGGCTTTGCGTTCTCTCGGATGATGAGGTCGATGACCCAGCCGTCGAGGGTTGCGTGGCGGCTGACCTTTGCGCGCGGGTACTTCTTGACGGTGGTGTTCATCGTGCTTTGTCTCCGTTCGATTCTTCAGATGCCCGGAGAGCTCGGGCTTGCTGGACCGTGGCTGGCATCTTGCCTTCGAGTTCGCCGGCCTCTTCGCCCCAGGGCTGGCCGGGCATGTTGTGGGTTTCGCAGGGCCGGGTGGCTGCCCAGCCGTGGTTGCGACAGGCGGGGTCGGCGCATGTCTGCTCGTTGGGGCAGCTGCAGCAGTAACAGTTGGTGCGCTCCTTGACGGTCCAGCCGGTGGCCGTGCACTCGCGCTCCTCCACGAGGCCGGGGGTCTCGCGATATTCCGTCCAGCTCAGGCCGCCGCCGCCCGTGTACTGGACGTTGGCTTTGCGGTATTCGGGATAGATGCCCACGGTTACTCCCCCGCTTCCTGGAACTGGGCCTCGCTGAGGTGGCCGGCGTAGATGCGGGTGTAGCGGCGGGCCTTCACGATGACCTCGTCGAGCATCTTGGCCAGGAGGGCCGGCTTCGCGTGCCGGGTGATCTGGTCCGAGAGGAGCTTTGCCGCGTCGGAGGCCTCCCGGCGGGCGTCGAGGACTTCGCCCAGGGAGTGCTTCAGGGTGCGGTCTTGTACGTTGCGGACTTCGTCGGGCTTGGCCCAGCGGTTGGTGTAGCCGTCGCCGCCGACCTTGGACAGGTGGAAGGTTCCGCCTTCCTCGACCTTGACGATTTCCCAGCGGGTCTTTCCGGACCCGACGGTGCACGTGCTGCCAAGGATCGGGGTGGGTGTTTCGGTTGCCATGGTTTCTCCTGTGGGTTGTGGGATTGCGGTGGGAGTGGTTGGTGGGCCTGCCCGGATTCGAACCGGGCCCCGGTGCTTACTTCCTCAGGGGGAGATTGGTTTCAGCGGTGGGTTGCCTATCAGGCCCTTGGCCGGCACAGCCCCAGACGCGCAGGTCGGGTAACGAGGCTGTACCAGTCATTGGGGTTTGGTTATCCAGCGTTCAGGTACAGGAAGTCCCGCTGCGCGGCGTATTCCCGGACCTGCTCGGCGACGTTGTCGAAGGCATCCTCGATGACCTTCTCCGGCTCCTGCAGCTTGAAACCCAGGGTGAGCTGGGAGCCTTGGAGGCGGTACCGGAACAGCGCAGTCACCCGGTAGGGGTCCTCACCCTTGAAAGGTCGGAGGGCGAGGGTGATCTTCTCGGGGATGACGAGCTGCCCGACGGACCCTGCGGTGGCGGTGGTCGATTCGCGGTACCCGAACTGGACATTGCCGTCGGAGAGGCGGGTGCCGGACTCGAACTCGACGCCGCGCTTCACCTGCAGGGACTGGGCGATTTCGAGGATCCCGGCGGAAGACGGTTCGACGATGTCCTTGGCGTTGTCCTCGATGAACTCGGCGAAGTCCGCCTGGTTGCTCAGCTTGCCGGACCGGTCGGCCCAGCGCTGCCACTCGGGAGACTTGGACAGTTTGAGGGTCGCCGTGTGGCCGCCCCATCCGGCCTTGTGCTCGTCGCCGGCATCGAGGACCGCAGCGAACGTCCCATTGCTGACGCTGGCGGTCACTTCGGTTTCGGCTTCGAGCCCGTGCTTGTCCAGGTACTGCTGGAAGGATCCGAAGTCGGCGACGACTTTGCTGCCCGTCTTGCTGCGCGGGTTGGGTGCGTAGCTGTCGGTGTCGATGACCTTGACGCCGTCCTTGCCGTCGGCGATCAGGTAGACGGTGCCGGCCTTCAGCTCAGTCGGGGCGGCGGTCTGGCGGCCGAGGGAGGCGACGGTCGCGGCTTCGGTGTCCGGTGCGGTCAGGGTGGTGATGGGGTCGTAGTTCGGTGCCATTGGGTTAGTTCACTTCTTTCAGTCGGACGGGTTCGGTGGGGGCGGAGACGTCGCGGAGGCCTTCGAGCTCTGGCTGGTTCGGGTCGGAGCGGGTGAGGTTGCCGGCCTGGTCTTTGAAGTAGATGCGGGTGCCTCGGTCGTGGGCGGGGGCCTTGACGGTGACGTTGTCGCTGATGCGGAAGATGCCGGCGGCTTTCTTGTCCGGGTCGACCTTGATGGTGAGGGTCACGGACCCGGCTTTTCCGGTTTCTTCGACGGCGGCGATGACCTTGTGCAGGCCTTCGGTGAGTTCTTCGTGGGCCCTGCCCTGTTGGGCGAGGAAGTCCGCGAATGGGCGGGCGTGCTGATCGGTCATTGCTCTTCCCTTACGAGTAGTGGGTTGCGGGCGAATGGGTTGGGTGCTGCTGGTGCTGGCTGTGGCGTCCAGGACGGGGACGGTGGAGGCTGGTAGGCGATTGCTGCCGCCTGCTCGTGCCACTGCCGCTGCGTGAGCGGGAGCGCCAGGTGCGGGCCGGTCACTCGGCGTCGGGGTCTTCCTCTTGGGCTGCGGCGATGGCGGCCCGCGTCTCGGCTTCGAGCTGCTCGGCGACGGAGGGGAGCTTGAGGGTATCGATGATGGCTTCGAGACCTTCGACCAGGTCGGCCAGGAGCATGCCGCCGCCGGCCTCGATGTTCAGGGTGGGCTCGCCGTCGTCCTCGGAGGGCTCGGGCCGGATGATGACGTAGGGGGTGAGCCCGAAGACCTGCTGGGTAATCTCCAGACGCGGGCGCTGGCGCAGGTAGAACCGGATGTCGTCGTACTCTTCGGTTTGGGTCTCAGTCATGGCTGGTTCCTTGCTGTGAGGTTTGGATCTGGTGGGTGGTGCCCGGCCGGCTGCTGACCGGGCACCGGGTGGTGTTAGGAGACGGCGCGGATAGCTGCGATGGCCGGAGCCGGTGCGCCGGTGGTGGACTGGATCGTGGCGTCGTCCATGCCTTGGGCGATGAGTGCCTGGATCTGGGAGGCGTCCACTCCCCCGCCCTGCTGCGGTGCCTGCTGCTGGACCGGCGGCTGCTGGTACTGCTGAACCGGGGCCTGCTGGGCGGGCTGCTGGTAACCCTGCTGCGGGGCCACCTCACCGGTGCTGGTGTTGACCTGCACCGGCGGCTGGTACTGCTGCTGCGGCGCCTGCTGGACCGGCGGCTGAGCCCAAGCCGGCGGGGCCGCCTGCTGCTGGACCGGCGGCTGCTGGTACTGCTGCACCGGGGCCTGCTGCTGGATGGGGGCCGGCGGTGCCGGGTTCCACTGGTTGTACTGTTCCTGCGGCGCCTGCTGGACGGCCGGTGCAGCCTGCGGGGTGAACGCTCCCCCACCGGGCGCGGGGGACTTGTACTGCGCGGCGAACAACTTGCGCGGCTGCTGCGCGTTTTCCGACTCCGGGTCATAACCCGTGAACGTCAGTACCAGGAAACCGCCAGGCAGTGGCGTCTCCGCGCCGATGGCTTCGCAGGCGTCCATGATGGCCGCCAACTGGCCACCCGGCTTCTGGTTCACCGTGACGACGACAGTCCGCAGCCCGCGGTCTTCAGGGTCTAGCGGGTCACGCTCGTTCGTCTGGAGAGTGACCCAGACTTCCATCTTCGGGTCGCCGGACTTCGGCCAGAACTCCAGTTCCTTCGGGGCCTTCGGATCCCGGTTGTACTTCGTGGCCTGCTTCTGGTCGCTGATCTCCGTGATGACGCCTGCCACTGTCGCACCCGGCTGGGGGAACGTGGCGAACTTGCTGGGTGCCCGCTTCTTGAAGGCGTCGAGTCCGTTGCTCATGGTGTGTTTCTTCTCCTGTTTTTCTTTAGTGGGATCGTGCGAAGGGGTTGGTCTGCTGTGCCTGCTGGACTTTGCTCTGCGGGGCGCACCAATTGCAGAACCGGTCATCGCAGAACGGGTAAAGGGACAAGGCCTGCTCGAGGCCGATGGCCTTCAGGAGACCGTCAAGCTGGTTCATCCTCGCCAGGGCGTTCAGCGCGACGTTCTCGTTGTAGGGCTCGGACCAGACGTAGGAGTCGGACAGTTCGCCGTCCCGGGGGATGAAGAAGATCATCACGAGGTCGACCTGCCAGCCCTCCAACGCCCAGCCCCGCCCGTACAGGTGCGCTTGGGTGCGGTACTGCGCCGAAGGTCCCTTGGCGCGGTAGTGCTTGAGCCGGGACGGGCCGACGAACTTCCAGTCGCCCACGGCGTGGCCCCAGCCGTCGAAGAGGTCAGTGGATCCGGCGTGGTCCTCGCCGCTGATCTGGCCGACGACGACTGACTGCTCGCACATCCACCGCCCTTCCTCGCTGGCGCCCTGGGCCGCGGCCTTCTGGAACCAGCGCTCCTGCTGGTCATGCAGGGCCGTGCCCACCTGGGGTTTCCATGCCGGGCCGCGGGGAGGTTCGGGGACGCGGGCCAGCTTGTGAAGGATGGCCCGGTTGCACTCGATGCCCATCTCCGACGGTCCGATGCGCTTCTGCAGGGACCGGGGCTGGTTGACCATTTCCTCGATCATGATGTCGAAGGCCTGGTCGGCGATGGACTTCGCCCGGTCCTTGAGGTCATGCTCAGCGTCCAGGTAGTAGGAGTGCCGGTGCCGCACCCCCTCGGAGTTCACGAGGACCATTAGGAGTCCTCCTGAATGCCCCAGTAGATGTGGAACCGCCCGATGCGGAACTGCGCATGCTGCTCGTCAGTGCTCGGGTTGTAGCCGTTGCGGGCTTCAGTCTCGTCCCGCGCGTCCCACCAGGCACCGAACACGTATGGGCGGTTCACTTGACGGTGACCTTCGGTTCGCCGGTGCCGGCTGCCATGAACTGGTCCTTGAGGTTCGGCGGGAGGGCCTTGGTGTTGATCACGTAGGTGTACAGGGCCGGGTTCATCTCCACCGGGTAGGACTTCATGAACGCCTCGGCGTCGAAGGACCGGGACGGCTTGGCGATCGTGACCTTGATGTTCCCGAAGGCGTGGGTGCCGACGTCGAGCAGCTGCCGGAGTTCGGCCTTGTAGCCGTCGGCGACGGAGGTGTGCTTCGCGGCTTCGGCTTTCAGCTCGGCGGCCTTGGCTTCCTCCTCGCTGACGAGGGCGGCGAGGGCGAGGACCTTGTCCTGGAGGGTGGGGGCGTTGGTGGTTTCGGTGGTCATTACTTGGTCCTTGTCTTTTTCTCGGGCGTCGGGGTGTAGGCGTAGACGTCGGCTGCGCTGACGTACTTGCGGGTCTGGTAGGCGGTCCGGCCCGGTTCGGTCCGGTGGTGGAGTGTGCCGCCGGCGGCCAGCTGGCTGATGCGGGCGACGGTGACGTCGAGTTCCTGAGCGGCTTCGGCCATCGTCAGCCACGGCCGCCGCTGGATCCGGAGCTGCATGTACCTCGCGGTCTCCTCGGCGGCCCGGTGCTCGCGGACCTGGTCGATGGCCCAGGCGAGCCTTTCGCCGGTCAGCTTCCGGCTGGCGTCACCCCGGCAGGACTGGCAGAGGGACTCGGCGCTGCGGCATTCCCTGACGATGCCGCAACCCGGGCATGGGAGCATCTGCTTGCCGCTCACCGGAGCACCTCATGGACATAGGGGGCCTTGGTGATGTTGCTCCGGTAGAAGGCCCGGCCCTCCGGGGTGAGGGCCTTCCACTCGGAGGGGTTGAGGCCCCACGCCTTCCTGGTGTTGAGGTCCAGCTGGTCCGCGTGCTGCGCCTCGTCCGCGCCGTCGAACGGGATCTCGCCCGGGCCTTTGCAGATGACGAAGGTGGCCATGGCGGCGAAGAACAGGAGCACGAGGACGGTGAGCCAGAAGAACGGGTCCTCCCAGAAGGAGCCGAAGGGGTTCATGCCGCATCCTTGGGGGGTTCGACGGCGAAGGGTTCGCGGTGGGCGCGGTGCCGGGCCATACCCTTGTCGAGGCGGCCGCGTTCGATGCCGGCCTGCGAGCGCCAGTAACGCTTCGCCCAGGCGTCCTCGTAGGAGACGCGGTCAGCAGCGTGCCGGCCAGAGGGCTTGGACTCCTGGTCCATGCGGTCCTGCATTTCCTTGATGGTTTCCTCGCCCAGCTCGCCCAGCTCGCGCATCTGTGCGGCGGTGATGATCGGGCCGAGGTGGTCGGTGTGGATCGCTTCGGTGGGCGCGGCGTCGAGGGGGCCGAAGTCGTAGCCGAAGTCGGCGAGCGGGAGTGCCGTGACCGGCAGTGGTTCTCGGTTCTTTCGCAAGGTAAACTCCTGTGTGAGGTTTGGATTTATCTCGGGTCCCTCGCCTAGTGGCTGCTAGGCGGGGGATTTTTTTGTGCGCGCGGACCCTATTTGAAGGGGTCGTGTTCGGGCTCTTTGGCCCAGTCGTCCTTGGCGGCTTTGCGCTCTCGGACCCATTCCACGAGACGGTCGATGTCGTCCTGGTGGAGCATGATGCGGTTCTTGCTGAGCCGGGTGTGGATCCCGGAGATCTTGCAGTAGTTCCGGAGTTCGTACTTGGTCATCCCGAGTTCGGGCGCTACTTGCTCCGGCGTGCGGAATACCTGGGTGGTCATGGTTATGCCGCGTCCTGGGTGAGGGATTCCGGCAGGAGGGTTGCCGGTGCGACTTCCAGCGCGTCGGCGATCTTGCCGAGTTCCTGGATTGTGAGGCTCCGGCCGGCTTTGATGCTGCGGCGGAGGGTGGGGTAGGGAATGCCGGTGCGCTCGGACAGGGCGAGCATGCTCATGTCAGCGGCACCCAGCGCGGCCTCGATCAGGCCCGCGATTTTGATGTCTGCGGCGACTGGTTCGCCGGTTCGTGTGGTTGCCATACGTCAACCATAAGTAGTCAAATGACTAATTGCAAGCTTGTAAGCAAGTACCTAAGTAGTCGTTCGACTAAAAGACAGGTAGTTCAAGGTTTGCGAAGGATTAGCGCAGGGCGTAACTGAATTAGTCAATCGGTTATAAAGTGGACGACATGACTACTTACGGCGACAAGTTGGAGTCCGCGCTCGTTCACCAGATCAAGGTTGAACTCGTGGAGCGCGGACTGGACCAGAAGGACCTGGCCGGCATGGTGGAGGTCAACCGCGTGACCATGAGCCACTACATGACGGGCAAGCGCAGCATCCCTATGCCGACGTTCTTCAAGGTCGCCGAGGCCCTGGGACTTACTCCTCGCGTCCTGATGGAGCGCGCCGAAGCTCGTATTCCTCAAGAAGGGTAACGGCGCTTACGCCCCGCCTCGCGGCGAGGTCGCCGAACTCCCGTACCGTCTGGACAGTATCGGCCTGGTGGCCGGTCGTGATGTCGCCCCGCATGTTGGTTCTAACCCCCGAAGTATTCGAACATATGTACTAATGCAAGACCTTATAGCCCCGCGCAGACAAAGTAGTATTTCGTGTGCAAATCTACCTCATATGGACTTGCTCAGTGGGCTTACCTCTTGTAGCGGGCTTGACCTGCGCGTACCTTTACAGATACCCGGATCGAGCGCATATAAACTCGCTTAGGCCATATGGGCCGATCCGGTCTGAGAAGGACTTTTCTGGCGCAAAGGACCACTACGATCTATGTCTATGCCCTCAGGTTCCCAGCCGGCTTCCGGCCCGTTCGCACGTGCCATCACGGAAGCCATCCGACTCGCCATGACGCGGCGACGCGTCAGCGGGGCGCAGCTGGCCGAAAAAACGTCAAGATCACAGACCTACATCTCGAAGCGGCTCCGCAACGAGGTGCCCTTCACAGCCAACGACATCGAGGAAATATGCAAGGCGCTCGATGAGGACCTGATGAAACTCCTGTACGCGGCGGCCCGCGAGATGGCGCACGCCAGGAAGAGTGACGGGCCTCCCAAGGGCTGATCGCACCACCAGTAGCCGGACACAAAGAAAGCCCCCGTACCTGATCTGAACAGGTGCGGGGGCTTTCTGCGTGGTTGAGTCTAGTCGAATGCGTCAGCGGCTGCCATGCCGCTGTTCTTGCCCAGCCGGGCGTAGATCTTCAGCGTCGTCTGCGGGTCCTCGTGGCCGAGCCGGTCCTGCACTTCGTGGACGGGGATGTTCTTCTCCAGGAGGTGGGTGGTGTGGGCGGCGCGGATGTCATGGATACGGGGCTTCCGCTCCAGCTTCTCCTCAGCCAGCAGCCGCTTCATGAGGGGCTGCCAGTGCTCCTTGTGGAACCACGAGTTCCGCAGGTACTCGCCGGACGGCCGGCGGAACAGCAGCTCGTCCCGCGCCAGCGTCTCCATGTGGGCCGCGAGGGCCTTGGACAGACTCATGGAGCAGGGAATGTTGCGGACAGCCTTCTTGGACTTCGGCGGCCCCACGACCTCGCCGACGCCCTTGCCGCCGTCCTTCCACGCCCGGGTGATCCTGATGATGCACCGGCCGTCGTCAGTGACCCTGACGTCGCGCTTCCGGACAGCGGTAGCCTCGGCGTAGCGCATGCCGGTCAGGCCCAGGGTGCGGATGAACAGCTTGTACTCCTCGCTGATCTCCCGCTCGAGAAGCTGCAGGTCACCTTCGGAGAGGTAGACCATGTCCTCCTCGGCCTCGTCCGTGTTGGCTTCGGCGAGGCCGCGGGCCGGGTTGTCTTCCATCTTCTTCGCGGCGACGGCGGTCTTGAAGGCGTCCGAGACCAGGGCGTGGATGTTGGTCTTGGACTTGCGCGAGAGCGGCTGCCCTGTGGGCTGGTTCGCGCGGCTCATGGCGACGAGCCCGTCCATCCACATGATGACGGCTTCCCGGTCGACCTGGTCGACGGGCGTCCTGCCGAGGTCGCTGGGCGCGATGTGGTTGGCGAGGTAGGAGCGGTACTTGTTGACCGTCCCTGGCTGGGGTTTGCGGAGCAGGTTGATGTGCGCCTCGACGACCTCGGCGACGGTCGGGCTGGTGGAGTCCTTGCGGGTCTTGGCTTTGACGGCGAGCTTGAAGCTGTTGCCGTTGGCGTCGAGGAAGTCTTTGAGTTCCTGGGCTTTGGCTTTGTCGTCGAAGGTGCGGGACTTCAGGCCCTGCTCTGGGTCGCGCCAGTTGACCGTGTGCGACTCGGAGCCGTTGGCCTTGACGCGGGTGCGGATGCTAGCCACGGTCATCCTCCACAAGACGATACGGGTTGCTAGGGCCCGGCGTGGTGCAATGTTCGCAAACGCCGCATGGGGTCTCCAGCAAACACCAGCCTCCCTGGCCCACCTCGACCCCCTCGTCCCATGCCTGCGCCATCAAGTACGGTGCGGCGGCTTCCAAGATTGCTCGGGCCTCTGCCCTCGTCGCCTCGCGAAACTTCCCAGCCAATGCTCCCCCACTGCTCATTGTGTGAGGATCGAGAACCTTCGCGGCGGCCTCTACTGCTTCGTCGGGGATGCTAGCCACGGGGCGCCGCCTTCCGGACACGGCGCACGTCGGTCGGGTGCCAGCACTCTTTGGTGCCGGCCTTGGTGGTGACCCACACTCCCCGGGAGGTGAATCGGCTGACCGTGCCGGTGGCTCCGGTGGCCCTGCCGGTGAAGCCAACAAGCCTCACAAGGTCACCTCGCTCAACCTTGGCGATCCTCTGCACGTCCTCTGATGTCATCTGCCTAACCCCAATCTGTCCCAATTCTCGCCAACAAAAACGGGGTTCTCGCCAACAAGCAAAAAGAAAACCCCGGAAACTCAAGGCTTCCGGGGCTTACTTTAGTGGAGATGGGGGGAATTGAAAACCCCTACAGCCGGTTTTTGTAGCGCTCGTTCGGGCAGTCCGCCCCGGAAACTAGCGGAACTTGGAGCCTCCTAAGAGGTCACTAGTAAGACGTTGTTGGCGGCGGCCAACAAATGTTGGCGGGAAAAATGGTCCTCATTCGGGCAGGAAGCCGGGCATGCGACTGCCCCACCGGACGTGCCGGAGCTCGGGTGGGCAGGTGTGGAACTCGATGATGTCCCACTCAGACGCCGTCAGCGGCCGGACGCTAGCCTTCGGGATCCAGGCCGCGTGGAAGTGATCCTCGTCGTCAGCCCAACGGACGTGGACCAGCTCGTCGCTCCAGCGCGAGGCCTCCCCATAAACGGCTACCGTCCCGCCGTCCGCGAGCGGCACCGCGGCCTCCACCCGCGGCCAGTGGGGGTACTCCCAGGAACGGATCAGGTGGAGACGCTGAGGCTTCAGCGGCGCCACGTATTCGTACATGACGCCGCCGAGGATGAAGCTGGGCATAGGCCGAATGCTACGCGGCGCCAGCGAGGAACGCTGCCACCACGTGCGAGGCGTGCCGGTCGTGGTTGTGCCGGGCCCGGTCGTACCGTGCGGTGATGCGCGGATCCGAGTGACGGGCCGCCACCTGCACGTCACGCAGCGGCACCCCGGCGTCCAGCGCCGCGGTCACGAAGCTGTGCCGCAGGCCGTGGGGCGTGACGTTCTTCTTGATGCCGGCCTTCTTGCACAGCCGCGTGATGGTCAGCGCGGCCGACTTCCGGTTGACCGGCAGGCCGGACTTGTTCCGCAGCAGGAGCGGGCCGGACGTCCTCTCCCCCGCTGCGGCGTCCAGGGCGCGCAGGACCGGGACGGGCAGCGGGATCGTGGCCGGCTTCCCGCCCTTGCCCACGAGGCGCAGCACGCGGTGGCCGCGCTCAATGTCCTGGTAGTCCTCAATCTTCACCGCGCACGCCTCGGATACGCGCAGGCCGAGCATGCCCATGAGGGTGACCAGGGCGGCGTCCGACGGCGAGGAAGCACGAGCGGTCTGGATCAGGGCGCCGAGTTCCATCCGGTCCAGTCCGAGCGTCTTGGATTCGTCCTGGTACACGCGGGGCATCCGGAGGTGCGCAGCAGGTGAACGGTCGATGTACCCGTCGATCTCCGCGAAGCTGTAGAAGCCGCGAATGATGGACAGGTGGTGGGCGACGGTGGCCGGTGAGTTCTTCCGCTCGTCCTCGAGGTAGCGGGCGAAGAGTTCCAGCACGGGCCGGCGCATGCCTTCCAGGACGTCCACGCCGAGGCCGCCGCACCAGTCGAAGAGCAGCTTGAGCGAAACGCGGTAGGTCTCCCTGGTGCCGCCCCGGTATCGGGCGAGGTAGCCGGCGGCGGCCAGCTCGGCCGGGGTGGTGATGCGTGTCTTGGGAAGGCCAATGAGGGTAGTGTTCTCCATGTCGTCTCCATGACTCTTAGCGGTGGAATGGATGACGGCATAGGCCCTGTCAGTGCTCCAACACTGGCGGGGCCGCCGTCGTTTTTGGGAGTGAGCTATCAGGGTACGCCGAAAAGCCCCCACCCTCAAGATGAGGGTGGGGAACTTAACCGGTCTTTCGGGCCGCTAGTGTTTGCGACTATGGATGATCTTATTGATGACATCGAATTCGCAGTGGAGCACGGCAGATGGCTCCTGGCCTTGGCAGGCGCCTTGGCTCTTCCGGACATCTGCGCGGCCATTCAGTCCGAAAATGGGCAGACTACCGGTTCCAAGTACAAGAACTGGGTGCGCGGTCATCTCGCCGAGAAGTACCCGAGCTTCGACCCAGAAGAGATGTACAAAATGCGATGCAGCTTTCTGCATCAGGGGACGTCCTCGACCCTGAAATACAACAGGGTCATCTTCTGCCCACCAGAGTTGCCGATATCGATTCACAACTCTGTCATGAGCGGCTTCACTCCGGATGGTGGAGATTCAGTTCTTATGCTCGACCTACCCACGTTCTGCTCCGACGTCATAGATGCCGTCAACGCTTGGCGGAGTCAGTTCGAGGGCACCGCCAACTACCGTCGCAACATCGAGAAGATTATGCGTTGGCACCCCAACGGCGTTGAGCCATACATTATCGGCGGCCGGGTGCTCACGTGATACCCGTAGAATTGATGTCATGACTTCTGGGGGATCAACGCGCCGCAAGGGCGCCATCGCTGGATTGACTGCTCTTGGACTGGCTGCCGCTGGTGTTGCCGGGTTCGCGATTCTGAAACCGACAGACGCCGCTCCAGTTTCCGAACAGGTAGCCACGTATAAGCCACCAGCCCCGACGCAGGCCACGATTGTGAAGGTCGCAGTATTCGGGGACTCCTACGCCAGTGGGGTGGGGGCGTCGAGTAAGACTCTGGGGTGGGTGCCGCGGCTTGGCCGCAATCAGTCCTGGTGGCTGGAGAACCTTGGCACAGGCGGCACCGGCTATACGACGGGCGTGACGGATGACGTCGCTAAAGCCAAGAATGCATGTGGCCTGGACACCTGCCCCAGCTACATCGAGAAGATCCCCGAAGCGAAGAAGTTTGCGCCGTCCATCGTGATCGTAACCGGTGGCCGGAATGACTCATGGGTTGATCCCGAAGCCGAGGCCCAGACGATCAATGCCTTCTATACGGAGCTGCGGCGCGAACTCCCGAAGGCTAAGATCATCGCGTTCAGTCCGCTCTGGGATGATGATGCACCGCCTGCTGTCATCCCTCAGATTGCCGCTGCGGTGAAGTCCTCGGTGGCGTCAGTCAAGGGCACGTATCTAGACTCCGGGCAGCCGCTGCAGGGCAAGCCTGAACTGCTCGCGGATGACAGCAAGCACCCTAACGACGCCGGCCACCAAGAGCTTTTTGAGAAGAACCTGTCCCTGCTCCAATCAGCCGGGATCGCGGCCAAGTGAGACTGCTCCGCTGGGCTGCCCTCATCTTCCCTGTGATGCTGTTCTTCATGGGCATTGCCGGGTTCGCTAAGTGGGTGCGTGCGGGGGCCGCCCCCGCCGATTCCCTGGTCTGGATCGCACTGTCCATCGCAGCGTTCGGCTGGGCGGCCACCCACATCGCTGGCTTCATCCTCCCCGCGAAGCGAGAGACCGACTAGAGCCCGAGCGCGTTGAGCACTGCGCGGGCAATCTCGGCGTTGCCCGCGGGTGACGGGTGCACGGTGTCGCCCATGATTGCCCTGGCGTTGGCCGCCGTGTAGCTGCCCCACCGGTCCAGCATGTCAATCAGCGGCAGATCGTTGCTGTCGGCCAGCTCGTAGAGGGCCTTGGTGTAGGCCGTGAAGTCGCCCGTCTGCACCGGGTTAGCCGTGAGTAGGACGACGGACGCGCCGTTGACCTTCAGGTTGGTGATGGCCGTCTGCATCTGCGTCTTGTACGTCGCGGGGTCCACGACGGAGCCTCCGCCGCCGGTCATGTCGTTGATCTCGCAGCAGAGGAAGATCGCGTCAGCGGTGAACTGAGCGGACGCGCCGCCGGCCACGGTCTGGGCAACGGAGTTCCAGTTGGCATCAGCCACGGACGCGGCCTTGGCGCCCGCGATGCCAGCGTTGTAGATCCGGACGCCCGTTGATGCCTTGCGGACTTCCACACCGAAGATTTCCACGGTGCCGCTGGTGCGGACGATGGAGATCGTGTGCGTGGTGTCCGCCAGCGTGCCCGAGGTCAGGACGCCCATCGTTGACGCTCCGGTCGGAGTGACCGTGACCGGCGCTCCGCCGTCCAGTGCGACCGTGAACGGGCCGGATGTGTTGGAGTAGTAGACGTGCGTCTGCGTGCCGGTCTCCACCGAGGCGAACGTCAGGGCGTTCGTGGTGGTGGAGTTGACGCTTCGGCTGCTGTTGCCGGAGGCTGCGGCCCAGCCTGCGCCGTAGGTCCAGCGGGGATCGGATGATGACGCGCCACGGTAGGCGGCGACGATGCCTGAGCCTGCGCTTGGGTAGCCGCGTGCTGCCAGCAGGTCACGGAGCATGACCGGCCACGCAGTGGTGCCGGGCGTGTTGCCGCCGTTGGTGCCCGCCACGGTGCTGTCGCCGTTGAAGCCGATGTTCGCCAGAGCGGTGCCGGCGGCGGCTTTGGCAAGTGCGGCGCGGAGCCGGAAGACCTGGGCGGGTTTGTAGTTGTAGACGTTGAGACGTCGGTCGTAGACGCCCGCAGAGGTGGCTACTGGTGCGATTGCCACCCTGCCGGGCCCGGCTGCATATGGCAGGGAATTCCACCCGGTGGTCCCGTCGCCAACCTTGTGGTTCTTGGTGTCCAGTTCGTAACCGACTTCACCCGCTGCGAGGACCGTGTTAGCGGCGGTCCAGTTGGCTGCGGTGTCCCTGCGGTTCTGAAGTTTGTTTGCCATTACGCAGCGCTCCCGCCGTCGAAGTTGAATGATCCGTCGTAAGTAGATGTGGCGTTTCCGCCGTCAAGCGTGGTCGGAGGCACCTCGGACTTGAGGGCATAAGTGGCAGAAAGTTGACCATCCGACAGGCGCGTCGGGAGGTTGGTGTCGGCGACCTTGACGGCTGCCGGGAGGGTGAAATCGTCCCCGACGGAGACAAGTCTTTGGGTCATTGGGTCATGCTCCAATCAGGTAGAAGCCGGGGTGGTCCGGGTCAGGGGAAACGGTGCCGGCGCGGACCGCTTCGAGGGGCGCCGCCCAGGCAGGATCTAGGGAAGGCGCCGGGGTGAGCGTGGCAGGGTCGATCTCGACCAGGTCGGCGTAGTCCACGCTGCCCTGGTCAGGCACGGTGAGGTACCGGCGGCGGGACGGCAGGCCGGCGAAGGACTCGACCACCGTCCACACCCAAGCGTCCGTGCTGGGATCGATATCGAAGGTGGCCGCGCCGTCCTGCAGCTTCACGGGGAATGCCTCAGGAAGGATGACGGCGGCTGGCACGTCGCCGTTAGCGGGGACGACGCGACGCGCGGTGGGCTTCCATCGCAGCTCCCCCACGGCCGGTTCTGGTGAGCCGGCCGTGGGGGTCTGGATGAGGGCGCGGACTGTGGTCACGAGCTGCTCCTAGAAGGTGAAGAGGCCGGGGACCAGAGGGTCCGGTGCGATAGTGGGGCCGGCGAAGTAGTACAGGCCGGGATGATCGGGGTCGGCTGAGAGTCCTGGCCCGCCTGCGCCTGCGTCGACTTTCGCCTCGGTCACGCCCAGGCGGTTGGCGAGCGTGAGCGCGTCAGCCTTTACCTCGGTGATGAGGTCGTCGGCCTTCTGGGCGTTGTCCGAGATGACGTTGTCGCCGCCGCGGACCAGTTCGTTGCCGTCAGGTTTCTTGAACCCCAGCGGGGTTGGTTCGATAGCCACGCTGGGCCTCCTTCAGCTGGATCCGGTTTAGGCTTCGTGCTTGCCGTCGTGCGACTGGAAAAGTGTGGCCGGCGGGTTCACGTTGGGGACTTGGCTGCCGGCCACTGCCGGGTATACGGGGGTTTTCGCGGAGCCGAGGACGGCGCGGGTCAGCCAGACGGGGAGGCGTGGTTCCAGCCAGCGCCAGAACGCGTACCAGGCGGCGCTGATAATCGCTGCGAGGATCGGCAGCGCGAGGGTAGCGAGCCCCAGCAGCTGGTTCTCCAGTGGCGCCAGTACGGGCAGGACCGTGATCAGCCATGTGACCACGATGCCCCACGCGTAGGGCACCACAGTGCGGAGCAGGGAGGTGAGGATTTGGGTCATGGGATTATGCCTTCCAGGTAACGACGTGGGAGCGGAAGCCGGTGACGTACGCGGTTTCCAGGTCCGGGGACTTGATGGCGACGTTGAGGGTCTGCCCGGGGAGGATCGGGAAGTCGAAGAGGACCGGGTCGCTGAACTCGCCGGACTCGGTGCCGCGGATGAACTGTACGTCGTAGCCCGAGGCTTTGCCTTTGGTGACGATCTCGTAGGTCACCTCGAGGACCTTGCCGGCTGGCAGGCCGGTGCCATGGATGAACGTCTTCACGCCGTACTGGCCGGCGCCGTTCACTGCGAAGTTCTGGCTGACGCCGTTGTCCCTCGCAGACAGCCGGTAGGCCTGGCCCTTGGGTAAGCGGTGTGGGGCCGGGAGCGTGCCGGTGATGGTCTTGTGTGCAGGCATTTCCGATTCCTTCTTCACAATGGGGGCGGGGATGGTGACGGTGCTTTGCGCGACGATGGCGGCCGTCGGGTATTCGTCGAACCACCATTCGGGGTTGACCCTGCCGTAGGTGCCGTTGTTCCAGTCCCATCCCGGGGGCAGGACTTCCGTGTGGCAATGCGGGCCGGTCGTCGCTGTCCCGCTGTTGCCTGAGTAGCCGATGATGTCGCCCTTGCGGACGACGGCACCCACAGGGGCCGTTGAGTCTGACTGGTGGGCATAGACGAATGTCGGCATGCTGTCCGTGTTGCCCTGCTTGTCCATCCCGTCCAAGACTGTGGTGTCACCGCCCATGCGGGTCAGCCACCACGGGTTCTCGAGATAGTTCTCGGTCAGCCACGATGAGTTCCGGATGATGCCATCGCATGCCGCGTGGATCGGCGTGCCTACGGGGACGGCCCAGTCGTCGCCTGTGTGCCCGCCCACCGGGTTGACGCCGTTGTTCGGATTCGCGCCGAAGGCTTGGGACTTCCAGCCCACGCCGCGGGGGAACGGATACATGAAGGTCATGGGGTTGCTCCTATAGGTGTATGCCCGGCGGTGGCGGGATGGGGATTTCGTGGCCGTGGCCGTGCCGTCGGAGGATCTCGATCAGCCGGTAGCAGTAGGCGATTAGGGCGTTGTTGTGGGTTCGGACTTCGCGGACTTCCCGCTCAACGGCGTCCAGGCGGACGTCCCGTTTGGCCAGTTGTTCCTGGTACTCCGCCTTGTCGTTCTTGCGGTCTTCTTCGATGTCCTTGATCTGCTGTCGGAGGGCCTCAACAATTTCCGTGTTGATCCCCTGGGCCCGGATGTACGCTTGCCCGTCGACGTCGAGTTCTTTGACTTTCACCGAGGATTTGCCCGCGTATCGGGCGGCGCCGTAGGACCCGGCGACCGTGATCAGGATCCCGATGACGCCCATCCACGGCTCAACGTTCATAGGGTCCTCCGGTGGTCGCGGTCCGTGGCCCCCTGCATCCCGGAGACGATCATTGGTGACGCAGCGAATAGCCAGTACACGGCAGTCGAGACGAGCCCGAGAGGCGATGCGCCGGTGAGGAAGCCGATCAGGAACAATCCGCCCCAGACCGCGGGGGCGAAGGTCAGGGCGACGAACGCGAACCAGTCCCGTGGGCGGGGCAGAAACGCTCCCATGACTGCGGCTCCGGCGGCCATGAGCCACAGTGCGCCGAAGTACTGCACGGCGTGGAAGTCGGCCAGCCAGCGCAACGATTCGGACCGTGAGGCCGCCGTGGGGACCAGCACAAAGCTCAGGCCGATCACGCAGTACACTGCGGCGTAGACCAGTTGGAATGCTCCTCGTCTGCCGTTGACCCTCACGGCTGATCGGCTAGTCATCTTGGGGCCTGAGGTCTGCGTAGAACTGGGTGTAGGCGGGCAGGACACTCACCGTGTTTGTGACGGATCCGGATACGACTTCGATCCAGGCCCGGATGAATGGGTCCGTGTTGGCACCGACATTCAGCCATCCTGTTTCTGCGGTGTTGGTTTGCAGGTAGGCGCCGGGAGCGAGCCACGAGATCGGAGCCTTGCCTTGGGCAGTGGCCACAGTGGAGCTGTTGCCGGACACGGCAGCGTTGATGGACAGGACACCGCTCGAGATCGTGCCGCAGTTCACCGCTATCCGCGCCCGTGCATTGAAAGTCTGCGGGTAGGGTTTCGTGACGCCAGGCAGGGTGTACAGGAGCCGGGAGGCCGTGCCGCTGACATTCCCGAACTGCGAAACGTCAGCATTGATTCGGCGCGGGGCGCCCTTGTATTCCCATCCGGAGGCCGTGTTCTGCCCTGTGTAGGTCTGCACCCAGCCTTCACGGTCCAGCCTCACCACCGAGAGTCCCAGGTACGGGGTGAGGGCATCCCGCTCCGTCTTGTCGGCCACAGTGGTGGTGACGTGGATGGAGTCTGCCATGGTGGCCAGGTCCGGGGTGAGGTTGTATTCGTCGGAGTTGATCGGGACGACGGTCCCGTTGGGGCGTGTCTGTGGCATTAGGCTGTCCAGTCCATTTCTATCCGGCCCGATTGGGGATCTTTGAGGCGCCCGTTGAATCCGACGTAGGGGTCACCGGCGATGCTGATGCCGCCGCCGGCCTTGAGGACGTCGGCGAAGCTGAGGGGCAGCGTGATCCAGTGCGCGCCCTGCGCCTGGGAGACTGTGACGTCGAAGGGTCCGATGGTGCGTGCCACGTCCCCGCCGGGCTGGTACTTCGATGTGTGCGCGTACAGGTGGACCGTTGCTGTTCCGGACGCGCCGATGTTGAGGCGTGCGGGCATCCGGAACCTGACCTCGGTGATCTCGCGCGAGCCGAGGTTCGTGAAGGCTGAACCGTAGAACCATGAGCCGGTGACAGGCCCCGCACCGTACGAGCCGGAATAGATCTGCTCGCCGCCCTGCGTGGAACCTGCCCAGGATCCCCAGCCACCAGGCGCCCACCACGTATTGGTTTTCCCTGCCGCTGCCTTGGCCACGCCTGTGGTCGGCTTGGGCGCTACCGGAGCTGGTGGCGGCAGGGGCGGCGGAGGCGGCGCGACGGTGGGGATTTTGCCTACGACGGTGGGAATGTTTGTGGCGTCCCACATCAGGAGCACTGGGTCTCCTGGTGCGAAGGACGACGAGGCGCCAACGAACCGATCGGTGGTGAACACGCGCCCGTCGTCCCCGGTGATGACGATGGTGGTCACGCCGATGCTGAGCACGGACCCGGTGCCGGGCATTGGCTGGTCGGTGTAGGCGCAGACGACGAGCGCGGATGACTGGCCGGCGTCGTTGTTGGTGATGTCGACGACGATGGGGCAGTTCTGCGCCAGGGTGATGGGGTTGGCCCATCGCGCCTCGATCGGGGTTCCGTCGACGTTCGCCAACCAGCGGGACCCGTCGTGGTAGGCGGTCCCGAATTTACGCGTGGTACCGCCGGGCGGGATCGCCTCCATGGTTTTCTTCAGCCCGGTCACGGGGCCTCCTAGGGCAGGTCGTTCCAAGTGAGAGCGGGGGCGGTCCCCCAGGTCGCTGGCATCCGGTCCCAAGTCAGGGGCGGCTTCTCGCGGGTGAGGTACTGGGACCAGTCAGTCCGTGCCAAGGCGTCGAAAATGTCCTGGTAGGAGCAGGACACCGTCAGGGACATCGGCCCAGGGACCGGGGAACCTGACGCCTGGATGGATGTCACTTCGCCGGGGATGTAGATGACGTGGCCATCCTTGACGGGGCAGCCGACTTCGATCCGGTCTCCGGCCTGCAGCTCGGGCCGCGGGATGGTTTCCACGCTGAGCTCCACCGCGTAGGTCTGGTTCTGCCGATCCCGGAGTGTCTCGGCGTACTTCTGGGCGGCGGCCACCGACGTGATCTGCTCGGACTCGAAGAAGTTTGGGACCCTGCCGTGTGGCCCGTCGATCCGCAGCGGCCCTGACTTGATGGTGGAGATGGCGCTGATGGGCCGGCCGGTGCCGTCTTCTTTGCCGGTGACAACCCACATGTTGTACAAGCCCGCGATGGATTGGCCGCGGCCTACTTTCACGAGGCCGGCGCGCGGCTCGACCCGCCACACAACCGGCCCGGGGTCGATCGGGTAGACGCGCATTTCGCCGTCGCCGCCCATCCGGTAGCGGGCGTTGATGCTGGCCAGCAAATCCTGCACCGCCTCGAGGCGTTCGCGTTCGTACACCAGCGTCTTGGCCACGGGCCCGTCCACGACGCCGTCCTCGATGACTACCGGGAAGTGATCCCCGATCAGCCGGCTGACTTCGCCCAGGACGGTGGTGGTCTTGGGCGATTCGGGGGTGAGGAGCTTGTCGCGGTCGACGTTGGCAGTGATATCCACGGCGGTGACTTGAACAGTTCCGCCGGCGGGGACCATGACGGAGCGCTCGTGCGGGGCATGGACGGAGTCCGGTTCCACGTACCCGTATTCGGGGATGGTGTAGTGGACGTGGCTTTGTTCCGGGGTGTTGCCCTCGACCCTGAACCAGCCGATGTTCAGGGACTCGGCGCCGCCGATCTGGTAGATGATCTGCAGAAGGGTGCCGCCGACGCCGAGGGGATCGTGGAACAGCCAGGGCGAGAGGCTGCCGTCCGGGTCGGCGATAGTCAGCTGGAACTGCCGCTGCACCTTCTGCTTACCGTCCCCCGTGTCAGACCGGGACCAGGAGTTGATACTGAGCGGCTCGTCCCAGGCGAGCGCCCCGTCGTACCAAGCCCAGGCGATCACCTTGTCAGCGGGCCGGGACCCGTCCAGCGCTGCTCTCGACACTTCATCTATCAGCAGCACCGGCGGGCCTCCTTAGTCGAACGGGTTCTTCAGGTCATCCAGGTATGTCTTGCCGGCCGCGCCGTCCTGCTTCTGCTGGTACGTGGCGAACAGCAGCGCGACGTCGCCGTAGGTGAAAGTCGCGGTGAGGACCTTCAGGACGGGCGCGGCGACGGTGTCGGCTTTCAGGTCCCACCAGGTGAGGTAGCTGCCCTCGGCCACGTCGACGGGGGTCTCCACCGCTGAAGGGATGGAGACGAACATGGTTCCGGGCAGGTCCCCGAAGTCCGGGAGGGGACGGAAGAGCAGTTGCGCGTTGGACATCAGGAGCTGCCTGAGCCTGACGTTGTGTTCGAGGAGCTGCGCGCCGAGGGACAGTGGCACTCCCCTGGCGGCCATCCGCTGCCCGAACAATGCCATGGGCTTGTCCGAACCCATGATGTTGATCAGGGACACGTCTGCGGCGTACTCCAGTTGCGCCAGCGCCTCGCCACGGAGGTAGGGGCCTTCCTCGCCGTCGCCGCCAACGATGGGAACTGCGGACTGCGGGACGAGGGGGTCCATCAGCCAGCCCGTGGTCGACTCCACGGTCATGGTTGGGGTCAGTGTCCGTGACGGTCCGCCCGGGCCGCTGATGACTTCCACCTCGTAGAAGACCGGCCGCCCGAGCGGGGCGTCGTAGTCGGTGACGAACCCTGCGTCGACGATGGTGATGCGGCGGGCACCGCGGACAGGGTTGCGTTCCCCGTCCGCGGTGCGCCACACGGATACCAGCGAGTCGCCGACGCCCAGCCCGGTGATCGTCAGCCCCACCCGGGGGCAGGGAGCGTCCAGCAACGCCTCGGCTACTACAGCGACCATCAGCGCCTCCCTGTTCTCGTGTACTGCGACTGACTGTCAGCGTCCTTGATGGCCGATACAGCTACACCGTTGAAGACTCCGAGGATTTCGCCGGAGTCCATAACGAGAGTGCCGGTCATCTGCGTTGGTCCCTGTTGCCCTGCCTGCGAGGCAGGTAGAGGCCTGTAAGTGATAGCCGGCGTGTACGACTTCGGGACTACGCTCATGGCGTCCCCCAATGCCGCCGCATGCTTCGCTACGTTCCCCTTTCCGGCCTGCAGACGGTGGGCCAGGGTACCGGCGAAGTTGTCACCGATCGCCGCGGCCTTCCGTGAAGGTGACCGGATCCCGAGGGCCTTCTTCAACGCGCCTTCCATGCCCAGGCCGATCTTCAGCATCTGCTGTTCGATCGCCTTCTCCTGGGACTGCAGACCCTTTACCAGCCCGTTGGCTGCGTTGATCCCGCCCTTGTACATCGCATCCGTCACGTAAGTGCCGGCTGCTTTGGATGCGGCGTCGATCGATCCGTAGACCCCGTTCAGGTTCTTCACGTCGGCCTTGCTGCCCTTCAGCAGCGCGTCCGCAGCGACCATGCCCTCCACCGAGCCGAGCCCGGCGATCTCCTCCAGCACAGCGCCGGAGTAACCCATCGCCCGAAGCTTGTTCAGCTTCCCCGCGAAGGTCCGGATCCGGGCGAGGACCGCGTTCGCTGCCCCCTGGATGCCCTGCAGGGTGACCGCCTTGAACGGGCTGGTGTTCTTCATCGCGTCACTGATGCTGAACTCGCCTGACAGCTGGCCGCGGATGTTATCCCGCGTCTGGCTGAGGGAGGTTACCCGGTCTTTTGCCTTCTCCAAACTCACGCTGAGCTTGTCTGCCCGGGCGTGCAGGGCACGAAGCCCAGCCTCGCCCTTCCCGGCAGCGGTGTAGAGATTGCGGACAGAAGCTGCTCCTACGTTGCCGCTGTCGGCAATCGCAGTGAGACGGTCGGCATAAGACTCCGCGGCGGACATTGACTCCGTGACGGACCGTACGCCTTTGCCGCGCCGGGTGTCCTTCTGGTAGTCGAGCCAGGTGTCCCGACGGTAAGTGGCAATCTCCGCCTGGCGTTTCCGCTGTTCCGCCGTGAGCTTGGACTGCTCCCGGTAGATCCGGTTGGCCCGGGCGTTGGCCGACTCGCCAAGGTGGCCAGCGACAGCGCCGCCCGTTGCGAACTTCGGAAGCAATCCGGCTTTCGCCAATGCCCGCATGCGCTCGACGACAGCTTGTCCGCCAGCGGCCGCCACTTCCTGAGCCGTCCACACATGCTCGCCGTTAGACAGCATCGCAGGGATGTCATCCGAGGTTCCGGAGCCTGGCCCGAACACCGGGCCACCGCCCGCCCGCTTCTTGGGCGCGAGCACCGTGCCAGCTCCAACTGGGGCGCCAGTGTCACCCGACAACTCACGGATGACCTTCTGGATGGTCGTCTCGTAGTAGTTGGTGTAGACGTTGGCGGTCTTTCCGTTGAGGTTGTCGACCTTGGCGCCAACGTTGTCGAGCTGCTTGGAGGCGAAGTCCTGCAGGTAGGCTTTCACGTCGACCTTCGGCGGGATCCCCAGAGCCTTGCGCGCCAGCGAGTCCGCCGCGTCCCCGGTGATACCAAACTGGCCAGCCGCGGTGATCATCGCCTGGTACGTGCCGTACATGCTCGCCTGCAACTGGTCAGACGTGTAAATGTTCTGGCCGTACGCGTCCGTGGCCTTGGACATCGTCTCGACCTGCTGCAGGCCAGCAGACGCGACACCTTCGAGTGCGGCCTGGTTAGCCCGGCCCGCTGCGGTGTTGATATCCAGTGTCGTGCCGTTGGTCGCGATGGAGTCAGTGACGCCATCGATTGCCGCCTGCACGTTCCTGGCAGCGTCCGAGATGGACAGGTTCGACAGGCCGGCGCGGACCAGCGCTGAGGCGTACTTGTCGAGCGCTACGACGGTGCCCTGGGCGCTGATGCCGATGTCCTCGAGGGACTTCTGCACCTCAGGGCTGATCGGGACGACGGTACCCGTAGACGTCTTCAGCTTTTCGACGCCTTCAGCGGCGAGCTGCGCGTCGGCGTCTGCCTGCTTGAGTGCCTCCGAGTAGCCGCTGAACTTAGACTTCAGCTCATCCGGTTTGATGCCCTTCAAGGCTGCCCGTTCCTCGAGCTGCTTGAAGGCCTTGGCTGCGATATCCGGGTTACCGGACTTCACGAAAGCCGCGAGCTGGTCATCGATGGTCTTGAAGGACTCGTCGAGTTCCTGGGCTGCGCCCTTGACGCCCATCATGTTCGCAATGGGCTTGAGCATGCTCTCGCCCCAGTCGCTGAAGGACTGCTGCCAGTCCTTCTTGAACATGCGGGTCATCGCGGAGTCGAGATCTGTGACGCCGCTGATGAGTGCGGAGCCGTCCTTTTTCTGGAACAGGTCGTCCAGGAGGACGGAGCATTGCTGAATGTTCCCGCTTTGCTTGGACAGTTCGATCAGGGCTGACGTGGTGCGTCCGACGGACCGTTCGATCTGGGAATCCGTGATGGCGGTGTCGATGGCGCCCAGGGCGCCGGCCACGGCAAACATGCCGGCGACCAGACCGGCTCCCTTCAGCGCACCTGCGGCACGCGGCGCTGCCTTCTCCAGCTTTGAGAAGGCCTCGACGCCTTCCATGATCTTCGGAACGGTCGAGGTGAAGGCCCCGCCTGCGAGGAGTACCAGACCGGTGGTTCCAGCGATGCCGAGGCCCGCCTGCAGTACGGGTTCCGGAATGGAACCGATGCTGTCGACGAAGTCCTCGGCGCCCTGCACCAGGCCGCGCAGAGCGCCGTTGGCGCCGGATGCGGACTTGATGAACACCGAGTCGATGGAACCAGTGAGCTTTTCGAAGTCGCCGGCCAGGTTGTCCTGCTTCAGCGCCGCGGTTTCGGCAGCGTAGCCGGCGTCATTCACCTTGGCCGTCCACGCTGCGATGCCGTCCGCGCCCTCCTCGTAGAGTGCGTTGGCAACGCGGATGGCGTCAGCACCGAAAATGGTTGCCAACGCAGAGCTACGCGTGGCTTGGTTCATCTTGTTCGTGCCGTCCGTCGAGTCGGCAAGCTTTTCTTTCAACTGTCCGGCGAGATTAGCCATGCCCACGAACTTGCCGTTGACATCGTGTGTGGAGATGCCGAGTTCGTCGAGGGTGGCCTGGGCTTCCTTTGACGGCTTGGCGAGCATCAGCAGGGACTGCTTGAACGACGTGCCCGCGTCGGAGCCGACGAGGCCGGCGGACGCGAAGGCGGCCAGTGAGCCGACGGTCTCTTCGATGGAGATGCCGAACATGTTGGCCACGAGGCCTGACTGCTTGAGTGCCATGCCGATGTCGGACACGCTGCCCTGGGCTTTGCCTGCCCCGGCGGCGAGGAGGTCGGCGACGTGGGGCAGGTCCTGTCCTTGGAGCTTGAACTGGGTCATGGCTGTGGCCGCCAGTTCGGCGGCGTCACCTACGCCCATGGATCCGGCTGCAGCCAGGGAGAGTGCGCCCGCGAGTCCACCGCCAAGGATGTTGGATGTGGAGACGCCGGCCTTCGCCATTTCGTCGATGGCGTTGGCGGCTTCCGCAGCGGAGAAAGCGGTGTCAGCACCCGCGCGGATGGCAGCGTCACGGAGCATATCCATATTGCCGGCGGTTTCGTGCGTGGAAGCCTGCACCTCGGACATAGCCTTGTCGAAGTCCATGAAGGACTTCACGGCGACGCCAACGCCTGCCAGCAGACCGCCGCCCATGAGCATCCCGGCCTTACCGACGCGGTCCATGTCCTGCTCGTGGTTCTTCGCGAACTCGGCTGAGCGGCGGGCGAAGTCGTTGGCTGCCTGCTGCGCGGTCCTCAGGCCTGAGATAAACCCCTGGATCTTCGCTTCGAGGGCGATGCTGATGGACCTTGTCGACATGCGGGGCCTCCCTGGGGTATTGAGTTGTCGGGTACGATGCAGCCATGACCGACGACACCGAGAAGAAGGCCCCGGCCAAGGGCAAGTCCACGCTGCAGGCAGCGCTGCTGTTGCTTGTGATTGGCGCGGCAGCGCTGGTGGCCGGCATCGGGCCGATGGCCGGGCTCTTCCTCGTGAGCGGCTTCGCTTGCGGGATCGTTGGTTTGATCCAGCGGGACTCAGCCGCTAGGTAGCACCAGCGAGGCGCTGAATAGGAGCGCCTCTTGATGGGGCATTTTCGGATCGATCTTCTTGCCGGCGATCAGCTCGGCCGTGGTTTTGTGGCACCTGACGGGTGCGCCGGCTTTGAACTTGCCTTCGTTCTTCGCGTCCGTGCACACCTCGATGGGTAGCCCACACAACGGGCATAGCGTCGCCTTGTACGCCTGCATGGCGAGGACCAGTGCCTGTTCCCGGTCGTCCCACTCAGCTTCCGGCTTTGATGACACCAGCCGTTCGCCGTCGTAGACGTAGACCGTTTCCGGCTCCCAGCCGTGGAACCTCTTGAGCGAGATCCCGAGGCTGTGAGCGGCGGCTACTTCTGCTCGGAATCCTGGATCGCCCTGAAGGCGCTCAGTGAAAAAGGGACGTCATTCCGCCCCGCGTTCACCTTGTAGACAGCCAGGACGAAGTCCTCGTACTGGGAGTTGGTCATCTCGTCGGCCAGCCCCTCCCATTCGGTGGAGGGGTCGAAGTCCAGTGGCTCGCCCTGGTTGTTCGTGACGCCGGCGATGGAGCGTGGGATCGCCGTGATCATCAGCGACTCGATGTTGTAGCCGTAGTTCGCGTCGAGCTGGTTCTTGTCCCGCGGCGGGTTCGCTGCGGTCAGTTCGGCCCACTCGCCGCGCTTCAGGCCCCGGATCAGGAACGTCACGGTGGATTCCTGCATCTGCTTCTCAAGCTCCAGGACCTTGTCGGCGAGCTTTCGAACGCTGTTTCCGAGCCGGCGGTCTGCCAGGTTGCGCTGGTTCTCGCGGATGTACTCGGCCTCGGCTGCTTCGTGGGCGGCTTTCAGGTCGCCGTCGAGGCAGAACTGGACGCGGGTTTCGGGGCGCTTCACGGTCAAAGTCATGGGTTACTCCTGTGGGTTTTTGCGGGATTGTGGGATGGGGGCCTGCCCGTCCGCGCTCCCACAAGACACGGACGGGCAGGGGTATTGGGTTAGGAACCGGCGACGACTGCGACGGACACCTGGTGCTTGCCCGTGATGAACAGCTTCTGGCTGATCTTCAGCACCTCGTTGGCGGCACCGGGCAGCTCGTTGTACTGGCCGGGCTTGATCGGGCTCACGGACACCTTGTCAGTGGTGGTGATGGCGGTCTCGAAGTCCTTGCCACGGCGGACCACGACGTACTGGGCGACGCCGGGCACGAGGGTGTCCTTGGCCTTGTTGTCCGTGGTCGCATTCGGCGAGTTGGTGTTGTCGATGTACGTGACATCGAGGCCACGCTGGGACCGGCCGGGCTGCTCGTAGGTCTGCTTCGAGCACTTCCGCTCGTCGGTGATGACCTGCTCGGAAAGAGACGGAGACCATCCGTCACCGGTCAGGTAGCAGCTAATGTCCACCACGCCGGGAGCGGTGAGCTCCGTGACGGTGGGCGCTGCGGTATCGGCGATGGCAGGGACCAGGAGGACCTTTTCGTTGCCGTCCGCCGGAGTCGATGGAATTTCAGTCATCGGACTTTACCTCTTTCACATTCTTGGTAGGGGTGTAGTGCTTCGGCGCTCGGGGCCGATCTACCGGCGGAAACCGGTCAGACTTAATGGGGGTGAAGATGTCCTCGGCGATGCGCCAGTCGTCCTCGGACACATCGAATTCGTGCTTGGTGGTCTTGTCTTTGACGCGGATGAACACAGCAGCCTCCTGGGCATGAAAAAAGCGCCCCGTCAGGCGCTTGGTTTACTGAAGTTGGGAGCCGATCAGGATCCACTCGAGGGGTTGATACAAGGGGTTCCCGTAGTCCGGGATGTTCACGTCCTTGTCGGCCTGGATGACCTGGCCGTTGGGGACTGATTCGATCCGGCCAAGGTTCCAGCCGGCCACCGCGGGTTTCTTTCCCTCGAGGCAGTCGCTGAGCTTCTGCGCGGTGATCCGCACCGCAGAGACGGACAGTCCGACGGCGGTGGCCCGCACCCTGAGCGCCCTCCCCTGCACTGCCCGGGACTTCGCGCGCTCCGTGACGTCCGGGAAGTTGGTGGACAGGAATACATATGGGAAGTCGAGATCAGCCTCGTCCGGAACTTCGCCGTCTTGGTAGACGGTCATCCCGGTGATGAGGCCTTCGACGGCTGCCGCGAGTGCGTCGCCGCTCATATCTGACCTGCCCATTTGTCTGCGAGCTTCTCGATGGCGGACTGCAGCCGCGGCTCTTCGGAGCGCAACGGCTTCTCAATGTCCCCGGATCCACCGCCGCGGCTGGTGCCGAAGTAGTAGATGTTGGCGAGGGCGCCCCCGCGTCGGCCTTTGTCGGGGCCGACCACGTACCTGGGTGTTCCGATGCTGTAGTGCGATTCGTAGGTGATGGACCCAGCCACGGGCTTGAAGTGGACGGACGCAGCCGCGTCAGCGGCCATCTCTTCCTTGATGTTCTGCGCGCCCTTTTTGAGGACGGCGTCCACTTCTTTTACGGCGCTGCCGGCTATCTTGCCGAGATCGTTGGCCAGGGCGCGGAACTCCGCGGATCCATCGCTCATGACGTCAACTCCTTCACTGGCAGCCGGGCCGCGGTGTCGTAGCTGTCCGGCGTGTACCCATCGACCCGGTATTTCTTCCCTGCCGTGAAAGCGTTGAGCTTCGATGCCGTCATCCTGATGACGTCACCGTCCTTCACGTCCGCGGCGTTCATGGGGATTTTCACCGTGCGGGAGACTGCGATGAAACTATGTCCACCGGCCTCAGGCTCGGCGGTGGACGAGTTCTTCGACACCACCTGGCACTTGCCCGTGTACACGGTGGTTTCGGCGATGGTGACCTTGCCTGTGGTTGGGTCCGTGACACGCTGCCCGGTTGGCCTGGTGATGACGCACGCGTCGACCATCTGCCGTTCGGCGGCGCGGCGGCCCATGAGCGTTGCTGATGCCGCGCTCATCGGAGCCTCGCCGATCCTACGCGGCGCCGGTACCGGTCCAGTGTGTGCATCTCGGCGGGGACCAGCGCCACGGCCCCGGAGACGATGCCGCCGCCGAGCTGGTACTGGTAGTCGTCGATGGACTCGGACCGGAGACCGTGCGTGTCGGTGCCTTCGATGACGCGGGCCACCATCTGGCAGACGACGGCGACGACGTCACCGGGGATCTCCTCGTAGCCGTGCGAGTAGGTGACGGTAACCCCGACGACAGGGCGAGATCGGCGCGTGGGCCCGTTGGCCAGCCACGCAGGAGGGTTGAGCTCGACTACACCCATCCCGGTCCACCACCACGAGGCGGCCCCGATCACGCCGCTGCCGTCTGCCCTGGCAATGAGGGTGGGCTTGTCCGCGGGCCGCTGCGGGAGCACCACGCATCCGTTGTCCACCCTCAACGTGACGACGTCGTCCTCAACGCGGGAGAAGTACTGCCTGGTGTAGCCACGGACGATAGCCGAGGCGTCCTCAAGCAACGCGGTTGCCCTGTCGGCATCCACGGTATGCCCCAGGCGTGCTTCGAGCTGTTCGACCGTGGCCAGCACCGGGTCAGCCACTAGTCGCCCTTGGTCGTCTCAGGCGTCGGCTTGCCAGCCGTGACGCCGGCGATGGTGTAGTTCTCGTTCGGGGTCTTATCGACCTCTTCACCGAGGAATCCCTGCTCGTTGATCTTGTCCGTGGCGGACTGCGCCTTGTCGGCGGCGGCCTCGGATGCCTTCACAGGATCATTCTTTGCGGTCATGACTGTTCCTTTCCTGCAGGTTGTGGCGGGGCACCGTTGGATGCCCCGCCACAGGGTTGTTACCCGCGGCCCCGCTGGGAGACCGGAGTGAATGCGTTGGTCAGCCGGTCCGGCGTGACCGTGCCCGCGTTCGTTGCGGCCACCGAGTAGGCGCCCGCTTCGGTGTCGGTCTCGGGCGACCAGCCGACGAGGCCCTGGGACTGCCCGTTCAGGCTGCCCAGGGTCGCCGCCGACGTCGCCGAGGTGGTGGCAGCGGCGGAGATCGTCGCGGAAGTCCCCGACGCCACCGCCGTGATCGTCGTGCCGGCGGGGATGCCTGCACGGGTAATCGTCCTGCCAACGTCGGAGGCCACGAACGTCCCGGCAGCGCCGGTGATCGTGGTGTTGCTCGCGGTCGTCACCGTGACGGTGCGCCCCTCGGTAGTGCGTCCCGTTGCCATCCCGGATCTCCTAGAAGATCAGGGAAGCTGCCGGGTACCGGTTGGCCTCGGTCGGCTGGTCGTTGTTGAGGGTGTTGGCGACCTGCCAGCCGACGCGGAACGTGAGCCGCAGCGCGGTCATGTCCTGCTGGGCGAGGTTGTAGATGATCGCCCCGGTGTTGTCCTGGATGACCGCCTGGTCGAGGACCTTCAGGGTGATGTCCTGGCGGACGCCGACGACGAACTGGGACCAGTCGCCCACGAGGGCGCGGACGTTGGTTCCTGCGCCGCCTGCGGACGGCCACAGGCCGCGCATCGGGTAGGACACCGGCAGGCCGTCGATGCTCTTGAGGTCGGCGCCGACGCGGGTCGGGTCGATCTTCTGGCCGTTGGCGTCGCGGGCGCCGCGGAGCTTGCCCTTGAGGCCGATGCCGGCGATGATGCCGTTGGCTTCGAAGCCGTCCTCTTCGACCTTGCCGTAGGCCTTGTCGAGGTCGCCCAGGTAGCCGCCCTGCGCCGCGGTGGAACCTTCGGTGACGGCGTTGCCGGCGGCCGCGATGGCCGGGACAATTGCCTGCGGGAAGGTGCCGGGCGCGTTGGTGCCGAAGACCACGGCGGAGTCGAGGGTCCGGCCGAAAGCCTCGATGAGGTACGGCATCGCCTCGTCCCAGACGTTCACGTCAACGTCGGCGAGGACGTTGTCGGGAACGGGGACGATGGTCGCGATTTCCTCAATGTTGAGGTACTTGTTCGTCCAGTTGATCTCGGTGGTCTGCTTGAGCCCGGTGTCACCGTTCACCCAGTAGGCGACGGGCAGCGCGGACAGGACCGGGAAGCGGACCTGGTTGCGGCCGACGGGGATCCGGCGGAACTGCTGCAGGACCGCCGACTGCTCGGTGGCCTTGCCCAGCATCTCCTTGGAGACTTCCTCCGGGATGAGCGCCTGGGCGTCGGTGCGGGAAGTCAGGTTGTTGTACGGAATGGGAATCACATCCTTTTTGCGGTAGATCCCCATTCCTGGGGACTACGGGGTGGTTATCCGAGGCCGGCGGCCTTACGGATGAGGGAATTCATGTCCTTGCCGCCCGGGGCGGTGGACCGTGCGCCGCCGTCGAAGTTGGGCGGCGGGGGTGCGAGACGTTCAGACAACCGCTTGGCGCGGGCGTCGATCTCTTCCGGGGTTCCGGTACCGAGAAGATCGAGGTCCTCGTCGGCGAGCTTGTACTTCAGAGCAGCCTTCGCACGCGCCAGCTCGGTAGCGGCAGACTGTGCCGTCTGCTCAGCGGCTTGGCGTGCGGCCTGTTCGCGCTGCAGCTCGGTCTGCTGTGAGGCAGTGAGCTCGTCGAACTGGGTGGCTTTGTTCTTCAGGTCCGCGTAATCCGCGTACTTTGAACGTTCCCTGCCGAGGCGTTCGGAGATGATCCGGTTGAACTCTTCCTGAGTAGCGGGTGGGGTCCAGGTGCTGCCACCATCGCCGCCGCCTCCATTCGAGCCGCCGTTATCTCCGCCGTTCGGTGTCCCATCAGACATGGGGTGTTCCTTTCTCTCCGTAAGCGCGTCCGCATATGAACCGGTCGTAACGCCGACCGTCGGCGACCCCCGCCAAGCCGGCGGGGAAACTCAGTACCCGAGGATGTACTTCCTGAAGTCCCGCTCCACACGGGCAGCAATCTCAGGAGTCAACGGGCGTTTGGGATTGAACGGGTTCACGCCCTTGCGGACCTGATCCCACCTTGAACGGGCATCGAACACGCGCAGCTCGGCGGCCGTCATGGTCGCGCGGGCCCCGGTCCGGACTCCTGTCCGGCGGGCCTCCAGGACAGCTTCCCTGGCGCCGACGCGGGTCCCTCCCCTGCCAAGCTGGCCGAACCCTTCCCGCTGTCCCCTGATGGAGCCGAGCGGGTTCTGGCCGCCGGGCAGGATGTAACCGTTCGCCTCGAGCAAGCGAAGGGCTTCCTCGCGGCTCCCGGCCTGCTGGTAGATGCCCTCCGGGGTGAGCCGGCCCTTGCGCCCGAAGTTGCCGCGGCGTGTGGTGCCCTCCGTCGTGAATCGGCTTGTGCTGCGCTGGCCTCTTCGCGTGCCGTCCTTGGAGATACCCGCGTAGGACATGCCCCGCTGGCTGTTAACGACTTGGAAGATGTCGCCGCCGTCGCGGATGGCCCGCGCCCCGGCCTTCGTGTACTTCTCGTTCTGCTCCTGCTCGGAGAGGCTGTGGAAGTACTCGTAAGGGTCGTGGATCAGGCCCTCGGACTTGGCCGCGTCGACGCCTTTGGAGGGGACGTGGACGCAGTCACATTTTGGGTGTCTCAGGAAGCCAGCGTTCCAGCGGTAGAACCGTCCGGCGAGGACGCTGCACCGGGGACAGGACGGCGGGTTGAGCATCCGCACGTACCCGACGCTCTGCCTGGTGGCGACGTTCACGCCGGACGCTACCCGACCGGCATCCGCAACTGTCACGCGGAGGAGCATGTCGAGCGCTCCCCTTCCAGCAGTCAGCGCCGACGCCATGCTCGCGCCCTCCGCCAGCTGCTGTTTGACCGTGGTGACTGGCGAGTACAGGAGCGTGCTCAGTGACCTGCCGTCCGCAGCCGTTCCGGCGAACGCCGCTGGATTGAGGAAAGCCTCCGGTGCGACGTATTCGCCTTGGGCGGCGAGCGCGTCCGTGACGTAACCGGCGCCTGCAACGGCCGCGCGTTCCTGCTGCGTTGTAACGATCCCGGCGACGACGGCGATGCCCTGTATCCAGGAGCCGGACAGGTCGCCCGGGTCGATGCGTGACCAGGCGCGGCGGCCCGCGACTACGGCGACCGTTTGCAGCCGCTGCATGAGCCGGTAGTGGGCGGTCGCCGCGTCGGGGTACATCAGACGACTCCTTGGTCCTGCTTGTTCAGGGCCACGAGGGTCTGGTCGACCCTGCGTTCAGCGTTCCACTGCTTCCAGCGGTCCCGCTCCTGCGGAGTAGCGCCCCAGCGCTCCCATAGGGCTTCCTCGGGAACGTTCAGGGTGGCCATCTTGACCAGGGAATCGACCAGTTCGCCCTCGGTGCGGAACTGCGGGTCACGCCAGATGCACTCGATCGGTGCCGGCGGAAGGCCGGCCATGCGCCTGACGGTACCGAGGGCGTCCTTGACGCCCTCGCCGATGGGCCGGTTCCGCTGCCTGACCTTGGCAATAAGGCCCGATTCGGACGCCTTCAGCGTCTCGCCGTTGACGTTCGCCATCTCCCCCAGCAGGTACTGGGCGGGGGTGCGGGACCGGGACGCGATGTCCTTCACGTCCTCGCGCTTCGCAGCCGAGTACGGGTCCAGCGGTGCTGCGTCGAACTGCCCGAAGCCGGCGTCGACGGAGTCTGTTTTGATGATCCGGTCCCGGCCGATGTTGATCTCCGGGTTCGGAGTGCCGTCCTCTTCCTCTTCCGGCCAGCCCTTCGCCCATTTCTGTGGGAAGGCCCCGTAGTCCTGTGTCATGAGTCGGTCGGCCAAGGTCTTGTTGGCCCGATCCTGACTGTCCGTCAGGTCGTACAGTTCCGAGACGCCGCCGGTGAGCAGGCGCGGATTGTTCGGCAGCTCCACCAGGGGAACACCCCAGGGGTTGGGCGCCGGCCACTGTTCGCCCCGGACTTCACGGGGCCGCCAGCGCATCTGCTGCGGCCCGAGTTCCTTCTTGGACTCCGATTCGTACTTGTAGATCCAGCCCGGCAGGTACAGGGTGGCCATGACGCGGCCGGTCCAGTCGTCCTGCCACACCTTCAGCCCAGCGGCACGCTTGTTCCTGCCTGTTCCGGGCTCGTATTCGACGATGCACTGTGACGGGTGTTCGACCCACATGAGCGGCGTCTTGGCGTCGTCCGGGTTCGGTGCGACAAGCAGATAGGACTGCCCTGCTATGGCAGATTCAAGGATGCCCTGGTCGAAATCCGAGTCCAGGTTGTTCGCCTGCCAGATCCGCCACAATTCCTTGTCCGCGTCCTGGCTGTCACCAACCCGGAACCCCTCGAGCATCTGCCGCTCGACCTGAGCGTCACAGACAAGGCCCATGTAGTTGGACCTCGACATCTTCAGGATGCGGCGGAAGTCCTCCTCAGCCTGCGGCGCCAGCCACGGCAGCGGATGGTCGCCGCGGTAGTAGGCATCGAAGAACGCAGCTTCCTTCTGCTGTTCGACGAGCTTCTTGTGCAGTCGGTGGACCCACCATTCCGGGGAGCCTATCTGGAGCGTCGGCATGCTTTCCCCTTACGCGGATGAAGCCCTGCCCTTTGCGCGGCGGAGCTTGGATTCTTCTTTGGTTGCACGGACGACGCCGTCGAGGGCGGTCACGGCGGCTTGGAAACCGTCGATGCGTGCACTGGATTTCTTGCGGTCAGGCTTCACAGGCCGAATGTTGTCGAGCCCGTCGTTCTTGACCTCGACGACGGACGCCATCCACCGCATCGCGGGGTTGCCGTCGTGCGCCATGCCCTTGGACTTCCACAGCCGCTCCATTTCCTTGGCCGCCGGAGACAGGCCCAGGAACGTCTGAGCGACCGGGGCGATTTGCACGCCGCGGAGTTCCTCGTCGAGTTCCTGCACCAGCTGGCCGGCGAACATGCGGTCGTAGGAGACGCGCTGCATGTCGAAGTGGTGGCAGTCGCCGATCACAGCGGACTTGATCGCCGCGTAGTCGATGACGTCGCCCTCCGTGGTTTCGACGTGGCCCTGGTCGATCCAGTCCTGCAGCGGGACCTGCAGCTGCTTCTGCAGTTCCTCGACCCGCTCCAGGGGAACCCAGAGCCGGGTGTACAGGTTCAGGTGAAAACCGGGCCGGTTCGACTCGGCCCACACTGACCAGGCGGTGAAGTCAGACACCGCGGAGAGGTCCAAGCCGCCCCAGGCCTTGCGGCCGCGCAGCTCGGCCCGCGGCGCAGCGCCCTTGACGGCGTCCCACTTGTCCAGGTCAACCCAGCGGGCCTGGTTCCTCGAGCGGAGGTTCAGGGACAGCTGCTTGAATGTCGGCAGGTACGTCGGCGAGGACTGCGCCTTCAGGGCTTCGCGGCGCATGTAGGCCAGCGTCGGTGACTTCCCTAGGCCCGGGTTCGCTTTCCGCCAGGTCGACTCCGCGAACGGGTCGTCAGTGTCCTCGGCCGCCCAGATCACGCCGTAGTGACCGGGGTCTTTGACGATCCCGTTGGCCACGTTCCGGGTGTACATGTGCTTCTCGTCGTAGATCGTGCCCTCTTCCGCCTCATCGGCGGTGGTGATGAAGACGATCAGGGGCTGGTCGCGGGCGCCGGTGCCGGTCTCGATCGCTTCGACCAGGGCACGGCGCAGGCGCAGCGTGTGGATCTCGTCAATCGTCGCGCCGGACACGTTCAAGCCGTGTGCGGTTTCGGCAACGCGGGACAGCACGCGCAGGATGCCGCCAGTCTTGGGGACACGGACGACTTCCTTCAGCGGTTCCACGCGGGACGCTGCTGACTTGGACGTCTGCAGCATCCGCTTGGCGTCCTCGAACACACGCCCGGCCTGCGTGGTGGAACCGGCGGCGTTGTACACCTCGGCGCCCATCTCCCCATCAGCGAGGAGCAGTACCCCGGAGATCCCGGACGCGAACGTCGACTTGCCGTTCTTACGCGGAATCTCGATCCAGACGGTACGGATGACCCGCACAATCGCGTCGATTTCGGCGTCGTGGTAGACCCAGCCGAACACAGGGGCGAGGACCCACACCACCTGCCACGAGTCCAGGCCTTCGCCCAGGCGCATCGGCACGCCGGCCCATCGGCCCTTGGTGTGCTTGAACGCTCCCAGCGCCTTCAGCGCTTTCCGGGCCCGGGCGACGTCGAACCATGCCCCCGGGTGCTCGGCTGCCTGGCAGGCCCGGACCAGCGGTGTCCGGTCGAGGGCTTCCATGATCTGGTCGTGCGTGACGCCGAGTTCGATCAGCGCCTCGTAAGGTGCCGGCAGCGCAGCGAAAGTGTCCCTAATCGAACGGGTCGTCTTCATCGTCGTCCTTCCGGGACGGGACACCCGTCCGGGCAGAAGGAGACAAGCCAAGCTCGCGGATGTAGGTCTTGAATTGGGTGCGGTAAGCCGCGGCCACAGTCGTCAAAGGGTTGCGGCAGGGGCCGCGCTGCCCCTCGACGATGAGCCCTTCCTTGCTGATCTGCCGCTCACACCACTCAAGGCGGGCAATGCAGATGCAGAGGTCCACGACGGTGAAGTAATCGGTGTTGCCCAGCCCGACGGAGTGCTTCAGGACCGGAACGACGCGGCCCCATTCCTCAGCGGCGCGCTTCCGGCAGAACTTCGAGGCGTCAACGGCGGACTTCTTGCGCTCCCAGCGGTCCAGGTCCCATTCGTACGTCGCCAGCAGCTTCTGGAAGTCCTCGAAGGTGCCAGCGTCGGTGACCTTGGGCTTGACGGGCTTCCGTCCGACCTGGCCGGCGGGGAACTCGTCCACCCATTTGGGTTCGTCGAAGTCGGCCGGCGGGACGGCGACCTGCTCAGGGACTGGCCGCTTGCCGGGGTTGCCCTCGCGGACAACCTGAAGGGCGGGCCTCGCTGCCGGACCTGGCATCGAAACCTCCCTGATCAAAAAGCTCTATCCTGCGGCGGTGGGTAAAACCC